AGATTGCAGCGATCCGTAGAGGTGGGTTTGCACTTGAAGCCAACGTGTTAGCGCAGGAAATCAGTGTGTTAAAGGCTGAGTTAGCCGCTAGATTGAATCATGATTGAAACAGTAGCGGGTCGTTCATGGATTCCTATAATCGGGAGCCATGGCGATCACGTATCAGCAGATCAACCTAGAGGAGCGGGGCGTCAAGCGACGTTTGACCCTGCTTCAGAAGGCTTGCTTGCCGAACGACAAACTGTACTTCCCGCAAGACGGCGTGTGGTGGATGGCGTATCATCGAACGACACCTGTGGGCTTCGGGTGCGTCAGTCCGTCCAAGCAGTTGGCAGACGGGGTGTACCTAGGCAGGTGTGGGGTTCTTCCTGCGTATCGGGGTCGCGGGATACAACGTCAGATGATTCGTCTGCGCGTGGCTTGGGCAAGGCGGCACGGCTACAAGTGGGCCGTATCGGACACGACAGACAACATCCCAAGCGCCAACAATCTGATCTCGTGTGGTTTCAGGCTCTACGTTCCCGAGGTGCAGTACTCGTTTGCCCGAGCATTGTACTGGAGGAAGAAGTTGTAGGTGCCGATCAAAGACCCAGTACTACGCCGCGAGATGCAAAAGATCTATTCGCAGCGTTGGTATCAACGGAACCAAAAACAACAAGTTGCCAAGAATCTAAAACGCAAAGACAGCGTTCGGAAACTGTGGAACGAATACAAGGCTGCTCAGAAATGCAGTCATTGCGGGTTTCAGCACCCTGCGGTCATAGACTTCCATCACATCATCAAGGAAGGCAAGAAGTCGGTCAACAAACTTGCCACGCAACGGAGCAACCTGAAGGCCGCGATTCGCGAAGCCGAGGAGAAGTGCATCCCCCTCTGCTCCAACTGCCACCGGATCTTGCACTGGCAAGAGCATAAACAACGAAGGAAAAAACGAAAGTGGAAATCGAAGACGACATCCTAGACTTGATCCGTGACTTACCGCATGAGATCAACGATGCATCGACGACAACAGAATTTAAGTTTCTCACCGTGGGTAGTGTGCTGTGGGCGTGCCACGATGAGATCAAGTACTTACGAGCAGAATTGGAGAAAGCAAAGCATGGCCGTCGTAAAAAGAATCCGCACGTGCGCGGAATGCAAAAGGACTTTCGTGAACCCTGAGTCGTTCAGGTCACACAAATACAAGTTTGGTGATTGCCGAAGCGAAGAGTCGCTACGGATGGCGGGGTTTACTGAAACCCCTACTGGATGGCTTCATAAAAAGACGGTGAAAAGAAAATGATTTATTCTGGTGCGGGGCCGCTGCCTCGTCATACATATTGTTATGTACCTCCGTACACGTTTGGCAATCTGAAATGGGAACGAGTCGCGTGGTTTGGTTTGGTTAGTCACCCCGGCAGGACTTGGGGGTGCCATGTCATGTTGGAATGCGGTGCGGTGTACCGCAACGTGCCACTGCATCGACTGGCCCACACTTTAATCGAAATTGAATGGTTAACTCATCAAGCACAGACTTGGGACTGTTACGGTCATCAGTTCAGCGTGGTGGAGTATCCGTTTCTGGAAGCCGCGCCCATGCGAGTCAAACTACGAGACAAAACCGAACATACGGGCCGGTACATGTTCACGGCGATACCCATGCTTGACGGGTTTAGTTTAGAGCCAGAGCAGTCCAAAGAGTTTTACTTCATTAAGTTAGACAACGGCAGGTTCACGGCGCAGCCCACCAATCACATACTGGTGCAGGACAAGTCTTTTGTAACGACGGTTGAGTGGCCGAAATTGCAGCGGCAGACTGAGACTTGGAGCGTTGACCGATGAGTTTTATTACGCTCGATTTTGAAACTTTTTATGCTCCGGACTTTACGTTAAAGAAGTTTACGACCGAGGAGTACATCAACGCCCCGCGCTTTGAAGTGATTGGGGTGGCGATGAAGATTGACGATGACAAACCTGAATGGTTCAGCGGCACGCATGCTGAGATCAAAGCATGGCTCAATCAGGTGGATTGGTCGAACTCGGCGCTGCTCTGCCATAACATGCTCTTTGATGGAGCCATCCTTGCATGGCGCTTTGGGATCGTGCCTGCCAAGTATTTCGACACCTTGTGTATGGCCCGTGCGATACATGGCGTGGATGCTGGTGGGTCGTTGGCTGCACTGGCTGAGCGGTATGCGTTGGGTAAGAAAGGCACCGAAGTAATTGATGCTTTGGGTAAGGGGCGATTGGATTTTAGCAAGGAAGAGTTAGCGCGTTATGCAACATACTGCATAAACGATGTGGACTTGACGTTCAAACTATTTGCCCGGTTGCTTGAGGAAGGGTTTCCGCGTAGCGAGTTAAACCTGATCGACATGACCCTGCGCATGTACACACAGCCTGTCCTGCATATCGACGATGCGTTGCTTGTACAGCGCCTCGAAGAAGTCAAGCAGGAGAAGTCCGTATTGCTGAGTGGGCTCATGGGCAAACTCAACTGCGAGACCGAGGAGGATGTCCGCAAGAAGTTGGCGAGTAACCCGCAGTTCGCAAGTTTGCTAACCGACCTTGGCATCACGCCGCCGACCAAGATTAGCCCGACGACGAACAAAGAGACGTACGCTCTTGCCAAGAACGACGAGGGGTTCATTGAACTCACCGAGCATGACGACCCCTTCATTCAGCAGTTGTGCGCTGTGAGGCTCGGTACAAAGTCCACTATCGAGGAGTCACGCATTGAACGCTTTATCGAGATTGGTGCGCGGAACAAAGGACTACTTCCAATCCCGCTCAAGTATTACGGGGCGCATACGGGGCGCTGGTCAGGGCTTGACTCGGTTAACCTGCAGAATCTACCGAGTCGTGACAAGAAAAAGAAAGCCCTCAAGAACTCCATTATGGCTCCGCCGGGGCATGTGGTAATCAATTGCGACTCTTCGCAGATCGAAGCACGGGTGCTTGCATGGTTGGCGGGGCAAGACGATGTGGTCGAGCAGTTCCGCAGGGGTGAAGATGTTTACTCCATTTTCGCATCAAAAATCTACAAGAAAGAGATCAGCAAAAAGAATCCGATTGAACGTCATGTCGGAAAGACGGCGGTCCTTGCACTGGGATTTGCCACGGGGCACAAGAAACTTCAGCACACATTGAAGACGCAACCCCCCGGCATCGAGATGTCGGATGAAGAATGCAAGCGCATTGTTGACCTGTACCGACAGACCAACTACAAAATTTCTGCGCTATGGCAGGAATGTGATCTTGCCCTCAACCACCTTGTTGCATGGCCCTCGGGTAACAACGAGTACGCGGTGGGTAAACACAAGTGCGTATGGATCACGCCGCATGGGATTCGCTTACCGAACGGGCTGCATATCCGGTATCCGAAACTTCGTAAGAGTAATGATCGGTACATCTACGATTCACGCAGGGGCATTCAGTCGGTGTACGGCGGGGCCATGGTGGAAAACATCGTGCAAGCCCTTGCCAGAATTATCGTTGCGGAACAAATGCTTAAACTACGTGAAGCGGGATATTGCCCGGTCCTCACGGTCCACGATGCTGCCGTAGTGGTCGTCAAGAAGCCCGATGTAAACGAGGCGCTCAAAGTAATTACTGCGATAATGTCTACCCCGCCAGAGTGGGCAATCAACCTGCCTGTAGCGTGTGAGGCAAAGCATGGTGAGTCTTATGGAGAATGCTGATGGAGCGTCCGAAAATTATTTTGACCCCTTGGGAGTACGAGTGGGCTTCTCATGTTGGAGCAAGGCGATACGTTGCAAACTGGCAGCGGCAAAACGCTCCGCACTACGACCCCTCTAGGATGGAGGATGACCGTACAGCACAAGTGGCTGCGTGTGTGGCCGAGTTGGCTGTGGCAAGGTATATCAATCAATACTGGTCAGGGCATGTGTGGCACGCTTCAGAACATTCGCGATACAAAGACCTCGCAGATGTAGGTGCACAGATTGAAGTTCGTCGGTTACGCACCAAGGAGTCAGCCGCAGTTAGGAAACGCCAAGTTGGTAAGGGATTGGTTCTGTTTGTCGCGAAACCGATTCTGCCAGAGTTACGAGAAGTCATTATTTATGGTGGGCTTAACTATGATCAAGCGTGGGAGTTTGCTACGCCATCAAGTTACGATCCCGAAAATACACGTGAATTAGCACCGGAACACCTGATACTGTGAACGCAATTAAATGGTCATTCAGTAGCCTCAAGGACTTCATCAACTGCCCAAAGCAGTACAACGAGGTCAAGGTCAAGCGCAACTTCGTGAAGAAAGTCACGGAGCAGATGATGTATGGCACCGAGGTACACAAAGCGCTTGAAGATTATGTCCGTGATGGGACGCCACTTGCCAAGAACTATTTGCGATTCAAGCCAATGCTTGATGTGTTGAAAGCCACGCCCGGCACACATCATCCTGAATACAAGATGGCATTGACTGCAAAGAAGATCCCATGCGACTTCGATGCGGAAGACTACTGGGTGCGAGGCATCGTGGATTTGTTGGTGGTAGATGAGAATCGCGCATTCATCGTGGACTACAAGACAGGGAGCAATCGCTATCCTGACCCGAAGCAATTGAAACTTATGGCGCTGATGACCTTCGTGCATTTTCCTGAAGTGCAGTACATCAAGGGTGGACTGCTATTCGTTGCACATAATTCGTTCGTTCCGGAAGAGTACAGTCGCGATCAGATTCCGAAACTGTGGGCAGTCTTTGAGCCAGAGTTGAGGCGCTTGGAGTACGCATTCACGGCTGACCAATGGCCTGCAAAGCCGACACCATTATGCGGATGGTGTCCGGTCAGGGGCTGTGAGTTTTACAAGGAGGCTTAACGGTGTCCGCACAAGGCATGAGTGTGCAGGATAGGGGGTTCACACCTCTTTTCCCCCGCGCTGTCACGGCGCTTAACCATGCCTGTTTAAGGTAGTTTTAAAGCAATGCTTTTTCCGGACTGCGCTTAAACCGACTGGCCCCCGTAAGGGGCTTCATTGAGGGAACTTATGCAAGTCGTAGATAACAAAGTTTTGCAAATGCAGTTGCCTGCTGGGGTGGCAGAGGCGGCGTTACGCAACATTCAGAAGAGCAAGGATCTTGGTGGGGACACCGAGGTCAAGGAAATGCTGGTCTACTGGGATTACCCCGAGGCTTCCGCACTGGCGTTTTATGTAGACGAGAAGACCCCGAATCCGAACTTGCCCAACATTCCTTCGCCCATGCTGCGGGACTACGACTGGCCCGGTATCTACACACCGTTTGAACACCAGAAAGACACTGCATCGTTCCTGTCTTTGCGCAGACGAGCGTTCTGTTTCAATGAGGCCGGAACTGGCAAGACTTCGGCAGCGATCTGGGCTGCAGACTACTTGATGAAGATTGGCGAAGTGAACCGTGTCCTTGTGGTTTGCCCGTTGTCAATCATGTATTCCGCGTGGCAAGCCGACATCTTCAACACCGCCATGCACCGCCCTTGTGCAGTGGCCTATGGGTCTCAAGAGAAACGCAA